GGCCATCAGCAGCGCCAGCGCGGACACCACCCCGAGCACGAGCATGATCGTCCGCGTGCGCGGGTCCCGGGCCCCCCTGGCCGCCTCGTCCTTGATCTCCTGTGTCCTGCTCACTTGCCGCTCCTCAGTTCCGCTACCTCGTCGCGCAGCCTGGCGACCTCGCCGCGCAGGTTGTCGATCACGACGGACTTGACGTCGTTGCCCTCCACCTCGTCCGCGAGCCTCACGCGGAGCGCCTCGGCGTCCGCCCTGAGGTCCTTGATCTGGTCGTCGCGGAGCGCGATGCGCTCGTCGCGGAGGGTGATCTGCTCCCGGAGCGCGAGTTCCACGCCCGTGTCGGCCGCGTCCGACCGCTCCTTCTTGTTGTTGAGCACGGCCACCAGCAGGACGCCGGTGGTCGTGATCAGCGTCGTGACGATGCCGATGGCCGCGACCTGGGCCGTCGGGTCGGAGGGGAGCACGGTCACCCCTCCCGCGGTCGTTCCAGCACCCTCGCGGTCAGCAGGGCCGCGTTGATCATGGCCAGCCCCGCGTAGGTCGGGACCGGGGTGGCCGCGGCGCCCGGGTATTGGACGACCGAGACCGAGAAGCAGGCGGTCCACATGATCATCCAGACCATGCCGAGCCAGAGGCCGGCCACGTTGGGCCACCTGAACGGGAACATCATGAGGGCGGCGGACGCCATGATCGCGAGCCCCCAGGCCCAGACGTGGCCGCCGGCGAGGTCGATGAGGGGCTGGTACGACGGGACCGTGAAGCGGCCGCGGCCGCCGACCAGGACGGCCATGCCGAGCCCCCAGTGGACGGCGATCATGGCGGAGGTGACCCACTGGGCGAGCAGGCGGTGCTCCCAGACGCCGGCCACGTAGTAGTGGAGCCTCCGCAAGAGTCCGCCCTCCTTCTCCCTGTCCACTTACCGCGGGGTCTGGGCGGAGGGGGCCACGGCTACTTGGCCCTGTTGCGCGTGTACCACGTCGGGACGCCCACCACGCCGCCGGAGACCAGCGCCGTGACGAGGTCCTGCGCGGCCTCCTTGGCCGTGAACGGGTCGGTGTCCTTGACCCAGAGCGTGACGAACGCCACGGCGACCGTGAGGGCCGTGGCCACGTACGCCTTGCGGCCGGTCTGCGGGGTGCCCGGCGCGGGTGAGTCAGCCATCTTCGTCGTCCTTCTCTGTGGGGGAGGCCGTGCGGTGGTGGTGCTGCTCCTACCATTCTACCTCACAGGTGCCGCCCCCCGGCCACCCTCCCGCTCCGGGCCGGCGGGTAGACCCTCGGCCCGCCGATGACGCCGGCGGCGTCGTCGCGCGGGAACTGCCGGGTGGCCTCGATCCCTATGGTGAGGGTGAAGCCGAACGTGACGACGACGCGCGCGTCGCTCACCAGGCCGTCGTACCAGATGGCTGGCGCGCTGGCCGCGCCCAGGTGGGGGAACGTGAAGGTGTCCTCGCGCAGGCAGGCCGCGGCGTAGAAGGGCGTGAAGGTCCGGACGTCGTTCACCCAGGGCGCCACGACCTGGATCTGCCCCGGCACGCCGCGCCCGTGCGCGACTACGCCGGACAGGGCGCCGTGCCATACCCCCGCCGGCGGGAGCGACTCGAACAGGTTCTCGATGCCGCCCCCGAGGTCGTCGTCCTTGACCGCGAACTTGAAGCAGGTGCGGGGGTCCTCGATGGTGTCGATCCCCCGGTAGACGGCCAGCGTGTGCCCTGCGTCGAGGCCGGCGAAGTCGGACTGCTCGACCGGGATGGGGCTGGTGTCGTCCTGGACGAACCCCCAGTAGACGATCGCGTTGGCCACGCCGCCGAAGGCGTTCCAGCGGCCGTCCACGTGGGCCGGGTCGATGTCGATCGGGACGGCGGTGATGCACGCGACGATGAGGTCGCCGGGCTCGACGTCCGGCGGCAGGTCGATGTGGTCGACGAGGCCGTCCACGCCGTACGTGGCCACGATCTCCGGGATCATCAGACCGCGGCCTCCAACTGGTTCCACATGATGCGGCCGCGCGGGATGGTGGTGGGCCTGTCGGGGTAGACGGCCACCCAGAGGACGGGCTGCTGCCCGGTGTGGTAGGAGAACCCGGCGTCGTCCTCCCAGCGGCCGGTGAGGGGCGCGGCCGCGGTGAAGGTGGTGTCCGGGACGTCGCTGGTCTCGTCGCCCTCCGCGGACTTCTGCTTGGGGTAGTAGCCGCACGGGTTGTCGTTGTCGCCGGCCACGTAGAGGAGGATGTTCTGCCGGTCGAGTTCGTCCCGGATCGTCTCGTTCGCCCAGCGCCGGCTGCCCTTCTTGGTGAGGGGGTTGCCGACCAGGCGGGCCAGCCTCTCCGGGTAGATCCGGTCGCCGAACACGCCCATGACGAACTCCGCGAACGGGTCCGTGCGCACGCGCAGCGACCGGACGGTGCCCTCCTGCCCGGCCACGACGGGGAACACGGTCCAGGCCAGGCCGGGCAGGGTGATGTCGTCCCCGAGCAGCCCGCCGACCTCGTCCCAGATGCCCATGGAGTCCTTGGTCATGGTGCTGGAGCGGTGGTCCCGCATCCACGCCCGGGCCGGGCTGTTGTGGGACTCGCGGTTGCGCTCGATGACCTCCCACACCTTCATCGCGTCGCGGGCCCGGGTGTCGACGTCGGCCGAGACGCCGCCGTCGCCGTCCACGTTGACGGCGGCCACGTGGACCAGGATGCCGCCCTGGAACAGCGGCAGGCTGATGTTCATCCCGGGGTGCAGGTCGCGGGCCCGGAGCACGTCGGCCTCCGTGAGCGGGTCGCCGGGGGTGTGGTCCCCGAGCACGAGGGCGCCGGTGGGGAAGGAGACCGAGCCGACCCAGTTGTCCTCGGTCTGCAACTCGGCGAGGGCCCACTCCCTCATCTGGTCCCGGGTGAAGCCGGACCCGACGTCGATGTTGACGTCCACCTTCAGGGCGAGGGGGTCGTACGCGTGGTTCCGGCCCATGATGGCCCCGGTGGCGGAGCGCCGCCAGGGGCGGACGCGCGGGCGCTCCGCGGCCGGCTCGATGTGCGACCAGCGCAGCGAGTAGCCGGTCACGTCGAGGTCGTAGAGCGCCTGCCAGGTGGGGTAGTCCATGACGCCGGTGACGAAGGTGGGGGACCCGTCGGAGGCGTCCTCCTGGAGTTTCATGATGGCGCGCTCGACCTGCGCGTCGTAGCCGCCCGGGGTGTCCTCCTGGTCGAGGTACTTGGTGACGATGAGGCGGCCGATCATGACGGTGATCCCGTCCCCCGTGTCGGTGCCCCCGTCCGTGGTCCCGACGCCGAAGGTGTGCGAGTGGTCGGCGAACGGGTAGGGCGCCGGGGTGGTCTGCCGGAGCCCGGGGTAGACCCCGAAGCGGACCCGCTGGCCGGCCGGCGTCACGCCGGTCATGTAGATCCGGTTGGGCTCCTCGGCGAGGTCCCGGGTCAGGCTGGCGACGACCCGGGCGTCGTCGGCGTAGGCCGTGGCGTTGACGGTGGTGGTGTCCTTGCGGCTCATCCAGTAGACGCCGGCCGAGATCGGCATGATGGTCCACTGGTTGCCCTGCCTGTTCCAGGACCGGGCGAGGATCTCGCTGATGTAGTCTAGGACGGACTGCCCGCCGAAGCGCTGGAGCCGCACGCCGGTCGTCGGGCCGAGGTACGGGATGAGGCGCAGCCCGAGTTCCTTGAACGCGCTGTAGGCGTAGCGCCCGATGTCCTGGAACGAGGTCCAGATCGGCACCTGCCTGTTGACGAGGGCGGCGCGGCCCTGGGCCTCGCCGCCTACCTCGACGGTCAGCGTGGGCCCGTCGGCGCCGAACGCCACGATGACGCCGCGGTAGTCGGTGGACACCACCTGCCCCGTCTGGTCGTCGACGCGCTGGATGAGGACGGGCTTGCCCGGCTTGAGCCAGTCGAGGTCGCCGACGCCGACCTGCTCGAACGGGGCGGCGATCTGCGGGAAGGTGAGGGTGGTCGGGCCGTACATGAGGGGCTCGGTCAGTTGGTAGCCGGGGAACGGGGTGGGGACGCCGCGGAAGTACGTCACGTCCCTGCCGGCGACCACGATCCGGTCGCGGTGCGCCGGGAGGCCGACCTTCGTCGGGGCGAAGGAGGGCGTGCCCCTGCCGGAGATGGTGGGCGGGGCGAACGCCTGGGCCCAGACGCGCCCGGGCAGGAAGGCCCCGACCGGGGGCGCGGCGACGGGGGGCGACCACGTGGCCACCGCCAGGCCGGCGCGGTCGCGGCCGCCCACCCGGTTGACGAGGGTGCCGGCGGCGACGCGGACCCAGGACACGGACGCGTTGGACTCCCCGGAGCCGGTGGGCATGAAGCGGCCGGCGAGGTAGTCGAAGTCGGAGAACGCCGCGTCGGACTCCCCGGAGCCGGTCGCCGAGTACGCCTTGACGCCGTCGCCCTCGAAGACGGCGTCCGACGTCCCGTCGCCGCGGACCAGGAACAGGACGGCGGTGGCGTCGATCTCGCCGCCGAGGGTTCCTGACCCGAACGGGGTGTCTCCGAGCCCGCTCACCGGCTACCGGACCCTGAACCAGTGGATCGCCTGCCCCTGGGTGGCGGTGTTGGTGTGGAAGCCGAAGCCGATCTGGTCGTACGTCGAGAAGGCGGTCTTGCCGGTCAGGAACGGGTACCAACTGATCCCGTCGGTGGAGCACAGGAAGTCCCACGTGGAGGCGTTCTTCTTGATCTTGAGGTAGTTGGGGTCCCCTGTCAGGATGTGCGACTCGCCGCCGCTGAAGGACGTGACGCTGTTCCAGTCGTTGATGAAGGTCTCGCCGGTGACCCAGCCGCCGCCGCCGGCGCGCCCGAAGGCGGTGAACTTGTTGTTCGTGGAGTCCCTGAGGACCATGGCGTAGCGGGTCCAACTCGTGGGGTTCGCCACGAACGGCATCTTCGCGACGGCCTCCCACGTGCTGCCGGCCGGGAGCGCCCGCGTCAGCAGCCGCCAGTTGTCCGGGCTGGACGTCTGCGGGGTGACCAGCGCGGCGCCGAACTTCTGGAGGTAGGTGCTGGTCCCCTGGTTGACCCACGACCAGCCCGAGGGGAGCGTGCCGCTGGTGTCGTCCTCGTCGAACTCCAGGTCGAGGGCGTTGGCGGGCAGCCAGAGCGGGTCGTCGGGGTTGTCGTAGCGCGGGCCGGCGTACGCCAGGTCGCGCGCGGAGCCGGCGCAGACGACGGCGTCGCCGGCGTTGTGGGTGATCCCCGTGGACCCCTCGACGTTCCGGGAGATGGTGCCGGTGGTGCCGCCGCTGGTGTAGGCGGTGAGCCAGACGACCTCGCAGCAGATCCCGTTGACGTCGAGGATGCCGAGGGGGACGTAGTCGTTCGCCCCGAGCGTTGGCACAGCGACGGCGGCCGACCCGAGGTAGGTCAGGGGCGCGGCGAAGGTGACGGAGGTCGCGCTGGCCGTGAGGCCGGACCCGCCGAGCAGCGCCTTGAGCCCGTCGTACCGCTTGCGTGCCATGTGTTACCTGCTCTCAACTCAGGGAGACGGTGGCCTGGCCGGAGGCGACGGAGAACCCGTCCCCGGAGGCGATGGTGGCCACCCGCCCGACCACGACCAGGGCGGCGTCGGCGGTGATGTCGATGGCCACGCCGCCGGAGGTGGCCGCGACCTTGAAGTCGTTCGTGGTCTTGTCCCGGACGAAGTAGGTCGTGTTGGCGGTGAGGCCCGCGGGGGCGTAGGTCGACTGGAACACGATCTTGTCGCCGTCCGCGAAGCCGTGGGCGGTGATGGTGATCCTGTCGGTGGAGGCGGTCGCGGTGCCCTGCTGGGGCGTGAACAGCCCGTACCACTTCCTGTTGGTGCCGGCGCTGTCCCAGATGGACCAGCCCTGGACGTCGGTGGCGGGCAGCCCGAGGAACGTGATGGCCGCCGAGGACGACTTCGACCCCCCGGACGCGGCGGCGAGGCTGCTGGTCGTCTGCCGGGCGTAGGACCCGCCCGCGACCTCCGTCCCCGCCAGGGAGTCGGTGCCGAGGGTGGCCATCAGCGCCATCTTGTCCGTGTTCAGCCAGGACAGGTCGAGGAGTCGGTTCTCCTCGTAGTCGGTCAGGTTGTTGGGCATGGTCGGCTCCTCACGGTGCGTCCAGGACGGCGTCGTTGTAGTAGACGGAGAAGATGACCTCGACCCCGTCGGTGCTGGCCGCGGTGACGTCGAGCGGCTCGCTCAGCGGCACGCAGTCCCACATGGTGGAGGTCCCGTGCGCGAACAGCCCCACGTGCGTCACGGTCCCCGGGTAGGCGGCGGTCGGGTCGGGGAAGACGACGGGGGCCGAGGGCGTCTTGAACCCGTCCGAGGCCGCCATCCAGGCGGCCGCGAGGATCTGCACCCGCGCGTAGCCGGCCCCGGAGACCTCGACGCCGTCCGTCATCGGGTCGCCGACGAACAGCGCCACGTCGTGGGAGGAGGGGGCGTTCGGCCCGTGCGTGGTCCCGTAGTCGTTGTCCAGGCTGGCGTTCATCGCCGCCACGTCGCGGATCGGCATCAGGGGGCCCCCACCGGGTTGACGGGCACCGCGAAGGTGCCCAGGGCGGCGTACCGGCCGAGCAGGTCCACCTGCACGTCGCCCCAGCGGGGCGTCGTCGGGAACGCCTCCCAGGGGCCCATGACGGTGACCGCGGTCTCGGCCCCGGCGTCGGCCTTGGCCTCGAAGGTCGCCGGCCAGGACGCCAGGGCGAGCGCCAGGGCGGCCTTCCTGGTCTGGAGGTCCGAGAGGGAGGACCCCCTGACGACCACGGCCACCGGGACCGCGCCTGCGGCCAGGACGGCCGACATGAGCACGTCCCCGGGCACCCACGCGGACTGCGGCGCGGTGGCGTACCGGAACTCCCACTCGGGCTCGGTCATCGCGTTCCAGGAGACTCCCAGGCCGTCGCAGTCCTCGCCGATCTCGGTCGGCGTGTCCGGGTCCCCGACGTAGAGGGTGACCGCGGCCGTCATGCCGTCGCCGCCACGGGCCGGCGCGGGCCGAGGGCCGCCACGCGGCGCTCGGCCGCCATCTGCCGGCGGAAGTCGTTGTAGTCGTGCGGCGCGAGGGTGCCGATGTACACGGCCTGCTCCGGGCCCATGGTGCGGTTGTCCTCCAGGATGCGGCGGGTCTCCCCGGCCGGCGTGACGCCGGAGCCGCGGGGCAGGTTGACGATCTCGGGCCCGCGCTCGCCGACGAGGGCCATGCCGCCCGGCGCGCTGCGCGTGCCCCGGTAGAACGCGGGGATGTCGAAGTCGGGCAGCGGGCCGGGGCCCTTGATGTGGACCGGGAGGTGCAGGGCGCTGTTGATGGCGTCCTTGACCTTCTCCCCGATGCCCTTCAGGAAGCCGCCCGTGGCGGAGAGGCCGCCCAGCAGGCCGTTGATGATCTTGTCCCCCAACTTGGTGCCGGCGTTGAGGAACGACGTGGCGAGGCTGAGGATCTTGTTCGGGATCTTCTTGAAGAACCCGTACGCGAGGTCCAGCCCGGCCTTGACGGCCTTGACGGCCCCGGTGACGGGGTTCACGATGAGGGTCTTGATCGCGGACCACGCCACCTTCGTCGCCCCGCTGATCACCCTCCAGGCCGTGGTGACGACGGTCTTGATGATCCTGATGTAGGTCTCGACGACGGCCCTCATGGCCTTGAAGTAGTACTCGACGACGATCTTGATGGCCGGCGCGTACCGCTCGAAGACGGCCGAGATCCCCTTCCACACCGCCTTGATCACCTTCCAGGCGCCCTCCATGACGAACTTCAGCACCTTGAAGATGGTGCCGAAGTAGACCCTGACGAAGCCGCTGGAGAGCCGGGCGGAGAGGCCGATCGCGTCGGCGATGAACTTGAAGCCCACCTCGAAGATCTTCGAGGTGACCTTGACGGCCGGCCCGACGCGGTCCAGCAGCCACGAGGCGAGCCGGACGATCGGGGCGAGGAACTTGCCGATGACCGGGATCATCTCGATCAACTTCCCCTCCCACGCGCCGAAGACGAGGATGACCGAGGCGATGATCGGGGCGAACCTGGTGAGGATCGGGCCGAGGAACTTCGAGACGATGCGGACGATGGGGGTGATCAGGCCGGCCACGGTGCCGAGCAGGTCCAGGGACTGGCCCACGACCTCCCCGAGCACGGCGCCGACGCCCTTCAGGAGGGGCTTGAGGGCCTCGAACAGGGCCGCGAACTTCGGCCCGTTCTTCTTGAACGCCTCGCCGATCCGCTCCAGGGCCGGGGCCAGGGCGGCCTGGAGCGCCTGCACCACGCTCTTGATGACCGGGAAGACCTTCTGGAAGATGTTGAGGAAGCCGGAGAAGACCTGCGGGCTGAACAGGCCCTTGACGGCCATGAAGCCCTTGCCGAGGCCGGTGAACAGCCGCCCGGTCGCGTCGCGGCCCTCCTTCGCCCACTTGGCGATCGCGTTCTTGCTGGACGCGAGGGCGGTGAACTTGCGCAGCCGGGAGGTGAGCCCCTCCAGCGTCTTGATGGTCCCCTTGCCGCTCGGGGCGGCGGCCCCGAAGACGTTGCGCAGGATGCCGCCCACGTTCCCGAGGATGTGGGCCAGCGACCCGGCGGTCTTGAACGCCCGGCGCATCGCCTTGTCGATCGAGTCCGCGCGCCCCGGCGCGTTGGCCCAGGCCGCGAAGGCGCGGGCCACGTTGAGGATGATCTTGGACAGGCGGACGGCCGACGGCTGGAGCGCGAGGAGCACGTTGAGGAGCCCCCGGATCCCGGGCACCGCGGACTTCACGAGGTTCGAGATGATCGCGTTGTTCCCGGCGAGGGCCTTGCCGAGGCGCTTGGCGAAGCCCTCGCTCTCGGCCATCTTGCCCAGCCTCTTGAGGAACTGGTTGAAGACGTTGGCCGTCCCCTGTAGTCCCTTCTGGAGGATGGGCAGGTCCTGCTTGCCCACGCCCTGGATGACCTTGCCGAGCCCGCGGAACGTGGTGTCCTGGACGGTGCGCTTCAGCGACTTCCACTCCCCGGACAGGCTCTGGACCGCCTTCGCGGCCACCCTGGCGTTCGGGGAGAGGGCCTTCAGCGCGTCCGCGTCGCCCTTGACGGCGTCGGTGAAGCCGGCGAACGCCAACTTGCCGACCAACTTGGCCTGGATGAGGGCGCCGATGACGCCGACCACGGCGGCGGCCGCCGGGGCCGCCTGCGCGGCCGCGCCGATGAAGCCCGTCAGGGCGCCGGTCAGCGCCGAGATGCCGGAGGTGGCGATCGGGATGAGGGCGATGATGGCCGGGATCTTCATCTTGCCGAGGTCGAGGGACATGCCCTCGAAACTGTCCTTGATGCCCTTGAACGCCTTGGACGCCGACGCCTTCACCTTGGCGAAGGCGGACTTGGCCCGCACCTCGACGGTCTTGAACGTCTTGACGGCGTAGCGCCCGGTGTCGGACACGGTGCGCCGGACCGAGGTGAAGGCCCCGCTGAACGTCTTGCGCACCCCGCGCGAGAGGTCCCGGAAGCCGTTGAGGTCGCCCCGGAGGCCCCTGAACACGGCGTCGTTGATCTTGTCGAGGCTCTTTCCGATGTCCTTGGGCACGGACCGGAAGCCCTTGGTGAACCCACGGGACATCTTCCGGCCGATGCGCTGCCCGGACTTGTCGGACTCCTTGTCGGCCCCGACGCCCGCGTCCTTGACCTCGGAGCGGACCTCGCCCTCCAGGTTGTCCCCGCTGACGTGCAGTTCGACGTAGGCGTCGGCGATGCTGGTCACGAGGAGGCGCCCTTGAGTTGCGCCACGAAGCCGGCGAGCGCCTGCTCCTCGGCGCGCTTCGACCAGGGCGAGCCCTCGGCGGTGGCCGCCCCGCGCTCCCGGGCGCGCCTGGTCGGGAGGTGGAGGCGCATGTCGAAGCGGTCCCTCTCCTTGGGGTCGGCGTCCTCGGTGGCGAAGTAGTAGACCAGGTTGAGGAAGCGGTCGAAGGGCAGTCTCATCGGGTCCACTCCTCTCGCCGCGGCCCACCCGTCCAGGGTGCGCCAGTTCTCCTCAGCGACCCGCACCAGGCGGGCCGCTACGTGGTAGGGTTCCCCCCGGTCTTCTCCACCAGCCCCTCGATCAGGTCCTCCAGGACGTCGAAGTCGAGGTCGTCCTCCTCGTCCTTCAAGCGGGCGACGAGGTGGTCCATGTCCTCCTTCGAGAGGCCCCTGCCGAGCCAGTCGAAGCCGGCCTTGGCCGCCTCCAGGTCGTCCTCGGACTCCAGCATCGGCAGGACCATGTTGGCCTGCTTCTGCGGGGTGTAGGTGTACTGGTGGTCGCTGCCCTCCAGGTCGAAGGTGATCGGCTTCCGGCGCCGCTTGGCGACCTTGATCGAGAGGTCGCTCACCGGGCGCCCCCCGCCGGCGCGGCCGCCGGCTCCGGAGTGCTGTTGCCCTGGGTGGCGGACGGCTCGGTCGCCGGCCTCGCCGCGGGGCGCGGGCGTTGGTTGCTGGACCCACCACAGTTGCACATGTGTGCGACCTCCTCTTGGTATGCTGGTCCCATTCTACCGTGGGTCCCGCCCGGTCCGCCCCGCCCGGCCCGGCCTTAGAGGGCGGAGACGGACCCGCCGGCGAAGTCCCGGGCGGTCGTGTGCTCGATGGCCCTGGTGAGGTACCTCGCGGCGGGCACGCCCTTGGTGCTGTACGTCCTCACCCACTTGCCCTTGACCTGGAACACGAGGAAGGGCGCGCGGCGGGCGTAGATGGGGCCGGTGCCCACCTCCTGCCAGTAGGCGTACTCGACGTTGGTCCCGATGCGCCAGGTGACGGAGTAGAGGCCCTGGCTGGACAGTTCGGAGATGATGCTGTTCCGCAGCAGCCCCTCGTCGACCGGGGAGTTCTCCTTGGCCCGGTCCCGGACCTTGCCGGCGGCCCTCATGGCCGCGTGGCCCACGGAGCCTCCGGGGCTCATCATGTGGACGATGGCGCCCCGGTGGACCACGACGCGCACGTCAGCAGCCGTCCGCCGTGACCCCCAGCATCAGGCCGAAGGTGAACGTCCACTCCCACCCGGCGCACCCGCCCTGGGGCCCCTGCGGCAGGCCGTTCTCGATGGTGAGGCTCTTGGGCACGCGGAACTTGGCGAGGGCGCCGGCGGGCTCCCACTCCCGGAGCGTGCGGAGCAGGAGGTCGGCGTCGCCGGTGGTGGCGAGGGTGTCGCCGTCCATCTCCTCCGCGGTCGGGAAGGTGCCGTCCTCGTCGACGACGTGGACGCAGCGGACGGCCCCGAGGGCGGCCCTGACGGAGAGGTGGGTGATGTCGCAGGGCTGGGCCCCGGCGGGGCGGGCGTCGGCCGACACGACGCGGACCCACAGGGTGCCCCCGCCCTCGCAGCAGTTGTCCCAGGAGACCGTGTTGCCGGGCTGGAGGCTGACCAGGCCGGGCAGTGCCTCCTCGCCCCTGCACCTGGCGATGGTGGCGCGGGCGGCGTCGCGGAGGTCGGCCAGCATCGGGCCGAGGGTGTCCACCGCCTACCGCCTCCGCGGCCAGGTCTGCTGGCGGGCCGTCCTCAGGTCCGGGCTCGCCATCGAGAAGCCGACGTCCGGCCCGCGCATCGAGGCCACCCACGAGTCGATGAGCCAGATCCCGGTCTTGCCGTCCTTGACGTCCTCGAACGTGTCGACGGCCATGGCCACGGTGACGCCCTGCCGGGTGATGGTCTGCCAGCGCTTCGGGAGGGCGCACGAGGAGTCCGCGCAGGCGGCCTTGGCGAGTTCCGCGGCGAGGACGCCGGCCGCCACCTGCCCGCCGGGGGGCGCCGGCTCGCCGACGGACACGGTCACGCCCCAGGTGCCGGCCGCCCCGAGCGGGAGGGACATGTCCTGGCAGTAGGGCCAGCGGCCGCCGTCCTGGCGCACGAGGAGGCGGTGGTTGTCGACCCGGTAGGCGCCCGAGGGGAGCGCCTCGCCGTCCACCTCAACGGCCACCACGTCGTACACCGGCGTCTCGAACCGCAGGGTGCTGCCCCACGAGCCGCAGCCGCACTGGTCCACGCAGCCGCCCCCGCACGCGAGGTTGAGCCAGCGCCCGCCGACCAGGGCCGGCTCCCAGGGGGAGCGGCGGCCCGGGCGCCAGGAGGTCGCGCCCTCCCGGCAGTCCTGCCGGCACGGGCGGATGGTGGCCTGGCACAGGCCGAGGCGCTGCCCGGTCCACCGCCAGAGGAACTCCGTGGCCATGTCCTCGTACTTCGACATGCCGGACGCCGGCACGCTCGCCGGCGGGCCGCACTCGCCGTAGTCCACCGGCCACTCGCACACCGGGCTGGTCACCGCGCCCCACCTCCCTCCGCGTCGGTGTGTCCCGGACCGAGCGCGGCGGGTGGGGGCCGCGCCCGGTCCGAGTCCTAGGCGGCGAAGGCCACGCAGCCGCAGGCGCTCGCCGGGGGCGCCACGCCGGTCTCCACGATGAGCAGGGGCTCGGTCGGGAGGAGGGCGTCGGGCAGCAGGTCCGGCACGCCGGCGTTGAGCAGGACCGGGTGCACGCCGCGGCCCCACTGGTGGCCGGACACGGTGTAGGCGCCGGTCATGGTGAACGACACGGCGTTCTCGCCGTCGATCGTGATGTCGCCGAGCACGCCGGCGTTCACGAACGGGAGGACCACGTAGCCGGACGCCTCCTCGGCGCCCTCCACGATGTCCCCGGCGAGGCCGGTCCAGACCTCCAGGCCGAACTTCTTGTCCACCGCGCCCTCGTACGCCGTGGCGCCGGCGACGTCGCCGGCCCAGTCGGTGTACGGGCTCATGTTGGTCATGAAGGACAGGAGGTCGGGGTCGACGCCGCAGAACTCCATCTCCAGCGTGAACCGCTTGAAGGAGTCCGGCTGCTTGAAGTTGATGCAGAGCCCGCCGTTGGCCTTCTTGACGATGACCTCGGCCCCGTCCTCCACCTCGGAGGAGAGGCTGAGGCTGACGAAGCCGTCGGTGACGACCTCGACGCAGTCGCCCCCGGTGACGGGGACCCCCTGCTGGCTCATGCTTGAGACGCGGATCCGCTTGCCGAAGATCGGCCGGAAGCACTTGGTGGTCATTCTGTTCCTTTCTTCGGCTACGCGATGTTGGTGAGGGCAGCAGCGACCCCGCACGGGTCGAAGCCGACTACGTACTGGCGCTCCGCCAGGGCGTAGACGTCGTTCTTCTCCCGGTCCAACTCGCGGCGGGACATGACCTGCCCGCGGCGGCCGAACAGGGCCGGGGAGGCGAGCATCCACGTGCCCGCCTGGGGGTCGCCGGAGCCGTCCAGCGGGCCGGTGCCGGGGTAGCCCCCGCCGGCCGAGACCGGGGTCCCGAGCGTCGTGTAGAGGTGCGTGCCGGAGCGGTAGAGGTGCGTCTCCCCGAGGAGCAGGGCCGCGTCGCGCGTCATGTGGATCACGCCGAGGGAGCCGTAGTTGCGGCCCAGCCAGAGTTCCAGGTCCGCCAGGGCGGCGGCCGGGTCGGACGCGGCGCCCCCGACGTCCGTGGCCTCGGTCTGGAGCCGGGCCCAGACGCGGGCCTCGGCCTGTCCCTCCTCGCGGGCGAGCAGGTGGGCGGTGGCCCGCTCCTCGCCCTCGCGGAACGCGGCGCCCCCGGGGGCGCCGCACTTGTAGGAGCCGTAGACCCCGAACGAGCGGGCCTCGCCCGTCGCGCCGGACCCCCGGAAGAACTTGCGGATCTGGCCGCCGGCGTCGCCGAACGTGTCGCAGGACGGGTCCTCGAAGCCGGAGGCCGGCTCGCAGGACATGGTCTCCCACTCGATGCCGTTGATCCAGCGCTCGTCCGCGGACTCGCCGAACTGTAGCACGGAGAACAGGCCGAAGGGGAGTCCCTCGCGGGGCCGTCCCTCCACCACCACCGGCGGGCCGTACGCCATCCTGACCTCCTCGTTCTAGGGCTGTGTGGGGCGGGCCCGGCCCCTCGCGCTCATGCCGCGAGGGGCCGGGTCCCGGGGGTCAGGAGAACGTCCCGTTGGGGGCGATGTCCTCGCCCACGTCGGTCGCGCCGGTGGCCTCGATCGGCACCGTGACGACGCGGCTGTCGTGGTTGCGCTTGGCGACCAGGAACGGGTCCTCGGTGAAGAGGGCCGTGAAGTCGTTGGTGCCGAGCAGCACGCTGTCGTAGATGTTCTCCAGGGTGATCGAGTCGGACACGCCGGTGACCCAGGTGCCCGCCGCGAACATGAGGAACTTCACCGAGGTGGGGAACGCCACGAAGGCCGACGCCGCCGTGGTGGCGATGTCCTGCCAGTCGACGACGTACTGGGCGCTGACCCGGCGGGCGGCGAACCAGCCGGCGATGCGCTGGTCCGACACGTCGAGCAGGTCGACGCCGAGCCGGCGGGCCAGGTCGGACCGGATCACGGCCTTGATCCACGTCGGCAGGATGATCTCCAGCGACGCGGTGTCCGCCATGCGGTTGACGGCCCGGTAGTGCATGGCCTGGGCGTCGATCGCGGTCAGGAGCGGGGCGGTGGCCCCGGCCTGCGGGGAGGCGAACGAGATGACCGTGGACCCGGCGACCATGCTGTTGATCCGGCTGGCGCTCATGCGGTGCGCGTGGGCGTTGAGGGTCTTGTTGATGTAGTCCTCGATGACCTCGGGGTAGCCCCTCTGCTGGAGCAGGCCCGCGCCGATGATCACGCCGCAGTAGCCGAGGCGGTCCTCGGTGAAGTCCGGGCACGGGACCATCGTGACGGGCTTGACGCCCCCGCCGTTGCCGTCGAAGTCGGAGTCGATGTCGTTCTGCTCGGTGAGGCAGAAGCCGGTGTCCGCGAAGACCGCGCTGTAGTCCGGGCCGAGCGTGTGCCGGATGCCGCCGCGGTTGATCTGCACCTCGGGGGTGGAGACCAGGTTGGCGGCCTCGCTGATGTCCACGAGGTCGTACAGCGTCTCGGACGGGGCGCACCAGCCGCCGGAGGCGACCAGGGAGCCGCCGGGCAGGTTGCGCTCGTCGGTCGCGAACTTGAACGCCGCCCGCGGGTCCTCGGAGTTCACGATCGCGCCCTCGGGCACCTCGCGCTTGAGGCGGGCGATGGTGAAGCGCTCCTGCTCGCGCCGGTTGGCGCCGCGGGCCGCCATGTAGGACGAGGCGTTGAAGCCGGAGAGCCGGCTGTTGACGGCCTCGGCCATGTCGCGGACGGTCATCTCGCGGCCCACGTCGAAGCCCTGCGCGCCCTGGGCGGCGAAGCCCACGACCTTGTGGGTGTCGGGCTTGGTCGGGGCGCCCCTCGGGGCGTCCTTCCGGAGGCCGGAGAGGTTGATGTTGAGGGTCTGGCGGCGGCCCGCGGCCGCGGCCTCGGTCTTGGCGGCCCCGGCGTCCTGGTTGGCCGGGTCGGCCCCGGCGTCGGGCTCGGCGTCCTCGTCGGCGCCGGCGTCCCCGCCCATGGCGGGGTCGTCCTCCGGGTCGGCGGGCGCGCCGCCGTCGGCCTCGGTGGACGCGGAGAGCACGCGGTCGGCGATCTCCCTGGCCTTGTTCGAGCGGGACAGCGCGGCGGCGTCGCGCTCGGAGACCTCGGCGCGGAGCGCCTCGACGCCCGCGGCGAGCGCGTCGAGCGCGGTGAGGACGTCGTCCTCGGGCGCGGCGCCCTCCTCGGGCAGCATCGCCTGGAACGCGGCGACGGCCTGGTCGTGGAGGGCCTGGAGGTCCTCGTCGCCCAGCGAGGTGAGGTCCTCGGGGATCGTGATCTGGTCTTCGGTGGCCATCTCTGGCGCCTCCTGGTTTGTGAGGTGGTCTCGGGTCCTGCCCGGCCCTCACGCCAGTCGGCTGCACTGCTGGGAACAATCATACCTCCCCGGGCCCGGGGCCGCTTCGCCCGGACGCGGCGCGGGGCCGGCGCCCACCCCCGGGCGCCGGCCCCGCGTCCTCCCTCAGAGGTTCTTCGGCTTGACCTTGCCGAGCCCCTTGCTGGTGGGCCTGGGCACGCCCTTCGTCTTGCGGTCCTTCACGTTCTGCGAGGGTCGCGGTGCCTGCGTCGTCATCGTCGTCACCTCCCCGCCGTCTGCCGCGGGAAGGCCGCGAGCGAGAACCCCTTGCGACCGAGCCACACCCGGGAGTACCGGCGCGTCGCGAACGGCGGCGGCGTCGTGTCCCCCCTCAGCGACTGCGCCAGCGTCCCGAGGTCGGCGAACATGTCGTCGAGGGCCTGGCCCATCTGGTTGGCGTCGGCGTCGCTGATGCCCGACCCGTTCGCCGCCTGCATCAGGGACTCCTCCAGCGCGGAGAGGGACTGCTGCGCGGCCTGGAGGTCCTGGGCGCTGTACGACCCGCCCTGGACGCCCCCGGTCAGCGCGTCCACCTTGCTGCGGAAGTCGTCCAGCCTGTCGCCCACGGCGGCGGCGTCCTCCTCGGGGATGCTGGAGCCGTTGAACCCGTCCTGGAGGACCTGCTCCAGCCGGGACGCGGTGTCGTCGACCTTCTTGGCGTTCTGCTGCTGGGCCGAGCCCGGCGGGGTCTTGGGCGCCCCGCCCTTCGCGGCCTTGATCGCGTCGGCCGGCCTGGACCCCCGGGCGATCGCGGAGGCGGCCCTGCTGCGCTGCTCCGGGGTCAGGGAGTCCCACTCGGCCTGGGGCACGCCGTCCGGGGCCTTGGCGGCCCGCTTGTCGAGGGCGTCCATGAGGTCCTTGGCCCGCTTCGCCGCGTCGGCCGGCTCCGCGGCGTCGCCGGCGTCGGGGCCGCCGTACTCGGCGGGCACCTTGTCCGCCGGGACGGACGGCAGGGTCCCGTCCTTCGGGAGGTCCACCTGGCCCTTGTCCGTGTGGACCGTCACGGAGCCGTCCGGGTTGGCCACGGGGTCCCCGGTGACCCGCGCCACGCCGTCGGGCGTGTCCACGAGCATCCCGCCCTTGATCTTCGAGGCGGGGATGTCGAACGGCTTGCCGGCCTTCTTCTTGTCGAGGGCGTCCAGGAGGTCCTTGGCCCGCTTCTCGGCGTCCGGGGGCTCCGCGGCGGAGCCCTGCGGGTCGAGGCCCTCGTTGGCCTTCCGCAGCGCCTCGATTCGGTCGCCCACGGCGGCCGCGTCGGCGTCCGCCATGTCGACCTGGCCGCCGTCCACGTAGCCCTGCAACTTGCGCTCCAGGTCGTCGAGGGCCTTGTTCGAGGCGGCCGGGTCGCCCTGGTGGGCGGCGTCGACCGCGGCCGCCAGCGAGTCGCCGAGGTCGCCCGAGATGGCCTCGGCGTCGCCGTTGATCGGGGTCGAGTCGAACAGGCTGTACATGGTGGACTCCAGGGAGTCCGCGGCGTCCTGGGCCTTCTGGGTGGCGTCGTCCGCGGCGCCCACGTCGGACGCCGACGGCGCCTTGGCGTCGCCCCCGCCCACGTCCGCCGGGCCCTTGCCGGCATCGGCCGCCGGCGTGGAGTCCACGCCGCCCGGGCCGCCGATGTCGTCCTGGCCGAGGAGGCTTAGGTCGCTGTTCGCCACGCTGTCGACGCCCGCGCGGGCCGCGTCCAACTTGTCCCCGATGTTGGCGGCCTCGCTCTCCGGGATCTCGCCGTTGTCGACGTGGTCCTGGAGTTGCCCCTCCACCTGCGACAGGGCCGCCTGGGCCTCCTTGGCGTGCACGGTGGCCTCGGGCCCGTCCCCCGACTTGAGGGACGCCGCCGCCGCCTCGGACGCCTTCACGGCGGTGTCCAGCCGCTTCCCGAGCGCGTCGGCCTCGCCGGCGTTGAGGGACGAGTTCTCCAGGGCGCCCTGGATGGCCCCCTCCAGGTCCTTCACGGCCGCGTCGGGCATGTCGATCCAGCGGCCGCCCTCGGGGTTGCCCTTGGGGACGCGCCACTGGTCCTTGTTGTAGGCGAGCGCGACCCGGCGGACCCGCTCGACGCGCATGAGGGCCGCGGAGCGCCGCACGCGGGCCGCCAGGGCGGCCGCCTTGTCCCGGCGGTCCATCTCCCGGAAGCGGTCGCGGAGGGCCAGGACTGTCGCGTCGTCCATGACGTCGAGGGTGACGGCCATGGCCTCGGTCCGCTCCTCGCGCTGGACCATGCCGGACGCCACGAGCGAGACGACCGCGCCGCCGGCGACGAGGGCCTGGGCGCGGGGCACGGGGAAGCCGGGCACGTTGACCGACAGCGCCGCGACCATGTCGAGCGAGCCCGACGGCGAGCGCCAGTCCCCGCTCACCGGCGCCGCGCGCAGGGCCACGAGGTCGGCCCCGGGCACGGCCGCGCCGGCGAGCCAGATGCCGAACTGGTCCTCGCTGGCGCGCACGTGCGCCCCGACGGTCCCGGTGTGCTCGTAGTGGTGCAGGGTGTCGACCATGCTCAGGCGCTGCCCGGCGTGGAGGGTGTTCATGGTGATCTTGCCCGTGGGCAGGGTCGCGCCGTCGTCGGTGACGGTCGAGCCCAGGTGGAAGTTGGCGTACTTCGAGGGCGAGCGCGGGGGCTGCGTGCAGACGTGCGGGCCCTCCGGGCTGGCGATGTGGCAGGTGCCCCACAGGGCGATGTGCCCGTAGACGCGGCCGTCGTCGGTGACGGTCAGGCCGGTCGGGCCCTGGAGCCGCGGGTCCTCGAACCACTCGCGCGGGGGGCGCCACCCGGCCGCGGACGCGGTCAGGGCGTCGTCGGCGGCGTGGGTGCTGGCCTTCTTGGCCTCCCAGTCCTGCACGGCGGCGCACGCCTCGGCGCGGCTGCCGGCGTTGACCTGCTGCGCCCCGGGGAAGTTGAGGTCGCCGGTCGCGCACATGCGCTTCACGACGTTGACGGCGGTGGAGATGGCGCGGCTCTCGTCCATCCCCTTCTCCTCCAGGTGCTTCTTGATCCGCTTGATGTACTCCGGGAGGCCGCCGGCGTCCTCGACCCAGTTGAACGCCTCGTCGTCGCCCATGAGCGCGTCCAGGTCCCCGAGGCGCCCGTCCGCGTCGAAGACCTCCTTGCCGGCGTCGGAGACGGCGATCTTGGCGCCCTCGAACGCGGGGATCGCGACCTGCGTGGCCGCGCGGACGCGGCCCTCCGTGATCGTGAACGAGTCCTCGCCCTCCTCGCGGATGACGATGTCGTCGAGGTCCATGGAGATCCCGGGCGTCAGGCCCTCCTGTACCTGGCGGTACGCCTCGCGGCCGTGCTCGCTCCCCAGGTCGGCGGAGCCCTCGCCCCAGATCACGACCGCGTCCGCGAAGGACTCCGGGAGCGGGTCGCGCCCGGACGCCGCCAGGCGCTCGTTCGTCTCGTCGTAGGACAGCCGGTCGATGCTCTCGATCTTGCCGACGACGTACGCCCCGTCGTGCGCGCCGAAGTCCTGCATGGCCCAGCGCAGCGGGATCGGGAGGCTGTCCCAGCGCAGGGCGTCGCGCTCGATGAGGCGGCCGTCCCCGGTGCGCTGGTTCTCGATGCCGATGGGGCCGGACCAGCGGGCGGCCTTGCCGCCCGCGGGGGCGGCGGGCTCCACGGCCACGGGCTCGGCCGTGGCGGCCATCTCGCAGGGCGGGCACGGGGCGGTCGTCATGTGGTCTCCTGAGGGTCGGGACGGCCCGGCCCTCACGCCAGACGGCTGCTGCCGTCCATTCTACCGCGCGCCGGTCAGGCGCGCTCCGGCCAGTGCCAGGTCCCGGGGGCCCCGCCCTCGTCGTGGCGGCACGTGTTGAAGAACTGCCCGGTCGGGTTCTGGACCACGAGGGCGCAGGCGTCGTCCGCGTACTCCTGCTCGACCATGCGCGACCGCCGGCCGCGGCCGTTGACCACCTCGGGGGACGTCTCCACGTCGACCCAGGCCCCGGCCTCCGCGACCGTGGCTGCCCGGCAGGCGCTCAGGTACTCGCCGCCCGGCGTGCCGTAGGACACGTAGTGGACCACGCGCCCCGGGGACGGGACCTGGCCGGCGGTCCCGTGGGGGATGGACTCCCGGACGGTGCCGCCGGGGTCCGCGGCGGCCGCCTCGTCGCTCACGAACCGGCCGGTGCCGGCGTCCCTGCTGTCGTGGTCCTCTTTCATGCCTCTCCTCCTCCGGTCAGCGGGTAGTCGTGCCGCTCGTCGCCCCACCAGAGGCTGAGCCTGTCGAACGGGACCGACCCGACGGCCGCCGCCCTGTCCAGGGTGTCGTTGCCGACGAGGCCGGGCGGCGTCGGGCCGCCGGCCCCCGGGTCGCCGTATCCGATGGTGACGTGCGGCCGGTACTCCGGGTAGCGCGTCGCGTCGGCGCCCTCGTACAGGTCGGCCACGACGGGGTCGGCCACGAGGGAGGCGTACAGGGCCTGGAGTTCCGGGCTGTCGAGCGTCCAGACCTGCGCGGGCGGGTCCTCGGACCCGAGCGGCTCCACGCTCGCCACGGGCGCCTCGAACGGGGCCGTGGACGCGGCGGCCGCGGCCACCTTGCCCATGAGGGCCTGCTTGCCGGCGCGCATGGCCCCCGGGTCCTCGTGCCCGGAGACCGGGCCGAAGTAGAGGACCGTCGCGTGCTTCTCCTCGGGCCCGACGTCGTGCCCCTCCCAGCCCTCGGCCGGGATGGCCATGACGCAGGGGCTCTCGCTCACGTCGGCGCCGGCGGCCGCGAACCGCGCCGCGGAGACCGCGCGCATGAGGGCCGTCGTCGCGGCGGCCTTCGAGAGGGCGTCCACCGCGGACTGTAGGCCCGCCCGGTCGGCCGGCCTCATGTCCTTGCCGAACATGTCGAGCAGGCCCTTGACGCTGGCGACGATGCCCGCGACGCCGGCGACCCCGTCGCCCGCGGGCGTGAGGGCCGGCGCCGACGGCGCGCCCTTCTTGGCGGGGGCGCCCTTCTTGGCGGGCGCCGACTTCCCGGCCGGCGCGGCCTTCTTGCCGCCGCCCTTGGAGCCGCCGCCGCCGTGCGGGGCGTTGTCGGCGCCGGTGATGAACGCCTCGGCGTTGGCCTTGATCCGCTTGATGAGGGCCTGCTGCTGCGGCCCGGTGAGGTCGTCCAGGACCTTGTTGAGGGCCTTCAGCACGCCCTCGACGAGGTGCCGCACGCGCTCCGACTTGGACTCCTTCGGCGGGTCGTCCTTCTTCGGGGCCTTCTTGGCGGGCGCCTTCTTGGCCGGCGCCTGGCCGCCACCGGGCGGGATGAACTGCCCGCCCGTCGGGTCCCCGGCGGGGCCGCGCGGGTGCGAGGCCGGGTCCCAGGGCGCGAACGTCGCCAGGAGAGCCTCGATCTCGGCGCGGTCGTGTGCCCCGAACTCGCGGAGCAGCGCCTCCACCTCGGGGTCGCCGAGGGCCTCGGGGCCGAACGCCGCGACCAGGGCCGCCATCTCCTCGTCGCCGGCCGGCTCGCCCTCGTCGTCGCGCCACATGGCGCCGACGTACTCGATCGCGCCGGGGGCGCTCGTGAGCGGGCGCACCTCGTCGGCGGTGACGGCCAGGCCGCCCCCGGAGAGGGTCGTGTCGGGGGCCCGCGGGTCGTAGTACGACACCACCCAGAGGCCCTGCGACGGGTTCGGCGCCATCGTGGCCCGGTCCACCTCGTAGCCGGACCCGGACTCGTCCAGGTGCTCCTGCGCCCTGCGCGCCGCGTCGGCGTACCCGGGCAGCCGCGGCGGGCCGTCCAGGCTGACGTCCTCGCTCACTTGTCTCCCACCTTCCTGACGTGGCCGGGGAGGGAGGGGAACGCGTCCCCGTCCTCCTTCAGCGCCCTGGCCTCGGGGCTGTCCCGGAGCGCGTTGTAGGCGGCCTGCGCGGCGTAGAACAGGTCGGCGGACTCGGACTTCAGCGCCTGGTACTCGTCGTAGGAGATCCGGCCCTTGGTGTACAGCGCCCAGGCGGCCTTGTCGGCGGCCTCGTACGCGGCGAACGCCTGGGCCTTGGCGGCCTGGGCGGCGTTCAGCGCCTTGGCGGTGGCGACGTGCCCGGCCACCTTCGCGGCGTCCTCGCGCGGCGCCAGCATGACCTCCACGTCCGCCCGGAGGATCGCGTCGTCGAGCCGCTGGACGCGCACGGTCTTGGAGTCCAACTCGCCCCAGTACTCCCGCATGTCCACGTCGGAGGTCGACACCTCGCGCCCGGTCTGCGCGTCCCAGAACGTGACGCGGCCGTCCTCGCCGCGCTCCCAGTTCCAGATGTGCCCGTAGCGCCGGCCGCGCCAGCCGGCGGTTATGGTGCCCCGGCTGCCCGGCGGGTACGCGCCGCCCTCCGGCGTCATGATGTGCGCGACGATGGCCTGGTACTTGCCCTTGGCCTGCCGGCCCCTCAGCGCCGCGGGGTCGACGCGGGTGTGGCCGGCCGCGGGGCCGAGGAAGAACCAGTCCTGGTGCGCCACGACCTCGCTTCGCCCCTCGCGGGACTGCTTGGGGTGGGCGTCGATGCCGCGCCGGCGGAGTTCGAAGGCCGTGGAGGCCAGCACGCAGTTGTTGTTGACGCTCCTAGTGACGTAGGCGAAGCCGATGGCCTCGACGACCTTGGCCGGGGCCCGGTCCGCCTCGCCGAGCGCGCCGTACCGGGACGCGAGGTCGTCGTGGACGCCGTCGCGGCGCTCCTTGAACCTCAGGTACCACCTGTTCGCGGCGTCTCGCAGGACCTTGTCGTACACGTCGCTCCACCCGGGCAGGTCCTCGTGGTGCGCGGCGAGCGCGGCCCGGAACTTCCGCGCGGCGTCGCGGAACTTGTCGGGGTCCTGGTCCGTGGCGGCCACGTAGAACTCCAGGCCGGCCCTGGCCACGTCGTCCTGGAGCGGGCCGTTCTCCTTCGAGCGGTCCAGCATGTAGTCGAACAGGCCCTGGACGGCCTTGGTGAGTTCCTCCGGCGTGGCGGCCTCCGCCATGGCCTTGGCGACCTTCTCGTTGGCGGCCCGGTCCCGGCCCTCCAGCGAGTCCATGGGGTCGCCGGGCGACCACCTCGTGGCCTCCAGGGCGTCGGCGAGGGGGCGCCACCTGGGCGGCGTGCCCGGGCCCCGGAGCAGGTCGATGAGGGGCTGGCGGTTGCCGGACCAGCCGACCGGGTCGCCGACGTTGCCGACGAGGACGTTCAGCCGGCGCAGCGCGCCGTTCGGCAGGGAGTCGCCGGCGGTCTTGTCGGCCGGGCGCAGCGACTCCGCGGTGGCGTAGGTGCGCAGCCGCTCCAGCGCGGACCGCGCCTCGTCCTCGGTCGTGGCGGCCGCGAGGCGGTCGTAGGCCGCCCGGTAGCCGGGCGGGACGTCCGGGTCCTCGACCGGCCCGCCGGAGGCCAGGGCCTCGGCGTACTTCCGGGCCTCGGCCTGCGTCTTGAACGCCCTCGGCGTGGGGGCGCCGGGCACGGGGGCCACGACCCCGTGTTCGTCCGTGGAGACGTGGACGCCCTCCTGCGCGACGGTGAACGGCCTGTCCGGGTCCTGCCGGTCGCGCGGGAGCCAGCGGTCGTGGTCCACGTGCCAGGTCCCGCCCGGGCCGTCCGCCGTGAGGCAGTGCCACGAGGAGTGGCCGCCCTCGGTGGAGTAGACGAACGACCTCGTCACCTTGGGCTCGGCGGGCGGCCCCGGCGCGTCCGGGGGCTCCGGGGGCGCGTCCACGGCCGGCGGCTCGATCAGCACGCGCTGGTTCGGGCCGTCGACCGGGGCGGACCGGCCGCCCTCGAAGAAGATCCGGTCGCTGCTCACGCTCTCGACGACGCGGACGGTGCCGCCGGACGGGTAGAGCAGGCGCCCGCCGGTCGGGGACGAGTCGGACACCGGGTCGAAGCCGACCAGGCGGCCCTGCGAGAGCAGGGGGCCGTCGACCGTGTACACGCGGTCGCCGGGGCGCAGGTCGGAGACGGCCCGGCCGTAGCGCGTCTGGCCGGAGTCCGACACGTTGGTCAGGGGGTCGGAGCGGCCGGGCACGTCGGGTTCCGCGGCGGGAGCCACCGTGTCCATGTCGATCCTGGGGCGCTGTGCCTGGCGCTGTGCGGCGTCGTCCAGGCCGAGCAGGGTCCCGGTGAGGCGCACGAGGGTGACCCCGTCCTCCTCTGTCACGTTCTGGACGTAGAACCTGCCCTGGGTGATCCACTCCTCCTCGGCGTAGCCCTCCACTGCCGCGGCGCGGCCTGACACCTTGAGCCCCTTGTTGCCCCCGGCGAACCGGAAGACGATCGGCCGGGCGTCCCCGCTCTCCGCGTACGGGGCCGCGCTGCCGAAGTCGGTGCTCGCGGACGACGCGCCGAAGTCCAGGGCCTGGCCGGGCTTGAGGGACCGCGGGTCGAGGTCGATGTTGGCGCCCCGGTACAGCGAGGGCGCCTTCTCCCCGTGCTGCACCACGGCCAGGCGCACGGCCTCCCGCTCCTGCTTGGTGAGCGTGCCGGACCCTCGGAGGCGCACCCACTTGTCGAGCAGCGGCGCCACGTCGTCGGGGACCGGGGTGTCGCCCTCGTACTGCGCCTGTGGTCCCGGCGGCTCGTCGGCCGCCTCGCGGGTGACGTCCGCCGCGTCCTCGCGGGTGACGTCTGTCTCCTGGGGCGGGGCAACGCGCTCGTCGAGGGCGGTCGCGTCGCGCTCGCTGCGCGCGGTGAGTTCCGCGACGTACTGCGCGCGGCGCTTCCTCGTGGTCGGCGACGGCGCGACCGGGTGGGCCTTGATCCGGTCCAGTTCGTCCTTGAGTTCCTGAGACGACACGCCGGCCAGGGCCGGGTCCACGGCCTCGTCGGAGGGCAGGTCGCCCTCCCAGGCGTTCTTGACCGAGCGGCCGCCGGGCGCGGAGCCGACGTCGTCCCCGCCCTTGAACAGCGTCCAGTCGGCGCCGGCGTACAGGTGCACGCCCTCCTGCGCCTGGGCCCACCTGTCGCGGAGCGCCGGGTCGTGGATGAGGTACGGCGGGTACTTGTTGAGCAGCCGGTCGACCTCCTGGACCGCCTTCCGCTCCGCCTTGTCGTCCGGGTGGATGTCCTGCGGGTCGAACGGGGAGAGTGCGGCCTGCGCCTCGGCGAGGACGCGCCGGGCCTCGGGCTCGTCGCCGGCACCGAGGCCGCCGAGCACCTGGGCGAGGTCGTCGAGGTGCTTCCACGGGGTGAACGTCCAGCGGCCGGAGTCGTCGCCGTTGCCGGCCGGGACCCGGAGTTCGCTGCGCCAGCCCTGCCCGCCGGCGAACGCCGCGGCGGAGGCGGTGACCGCGGCCGCGCCCTCGCCGTCGTCGCCGACCACGGTGCACCGGCAGTTGACCACCTCGTGGGCCGGCGCGGACGGGTCGCCCGGCATCATCAGGAGCGACCCCCCGACGCGGAACGGGCGCCCCAGCGGGACGACCTGGCCGTTGGCGAGGCGGTGGCTCTCGCGGGTGCGCTCGCTGTTGGCGCCCTTGACGTGCGCCAGCCACTTCTTGTGCGTCCGGCCCTCGGCCGCGAGGGCCGCCAAGGCACCGCTGTTCCACGCCGCGGTGCTCTCGGTCCGCGAGATCCGCCGTGCGCGGGTCTGCCAGACGGGCTCGTCCGCCTTGATCGCGTCGACCGCCTCGGCGCGGACCTGCTGCCACACCTTGACGCCCGGGTCGTTCTTGTGCGCGTACGTCCGCGCCGGGCTGCCTGGCGGTCCGAGGGGGTCCAGGATCCGGTCGATGGCCGCCTCGGCCTCGGCCTTCTGGGCCTCCCAGTACGACTTGTCGGGCTCCCAGGCCAGGCGCTCCGCCAGGTCGCGGGACTGCCTGTCGACGGGCCACCCGCCGAGGGCGGCCGCGGACTGGCTCAGGCGCACCTGCTCGAACGCGGCCTCGGGGATCTCGGGGGCGGCGTGCCGGCTCAGCCGGTCGCGGACCGCGGCGAGGTGGAGCGACATGGCGTCGGCGCGGGCCGAGACCTGCCCGGCCTCGCTCGCGAAGGCAGCCCGCCAGGAGTCCTCGATGGCCGCGACGACGGAGTCGCCGACGCGGTCGGTCCACCAGCCCAGCATGACACCGAGGGCGACGACAGGCTGCGCCCCGTGCGGGTCGCCCCGGCGGACGGCGGCCGCGGCGGCGTCGAGCACCTGCCCCAGGTACGACCGGACCTCCTCGTCGACGACCAGCGCCAGGGCGGCCTCGGCCTCGTCACGCGACTGCATCGGCCAGCGCCCTCCGGAGCGCCTCGAACTCGTGGGGGCGGCCGGACGCCACCAGGGCGCGGACGTAGCCGTCGAGCAGCCCCGTCAGGGCGGGCTCCAGGACGGCGCAGCAGCCGTGCTCGGTGAGCATCCTGGGCACGCCGCGCCACGCGCCGGCCAGGGCCGCGTCCACGTGGGACGGGTCCGGGCGCCAGACGGTGTGCGCCTCGTGCACGCCGCGGCCGGCCCGGCGGAGCGCGCCCCAGCGGGCGCGGTCGGCGCGGGCGGCGCGGTTGCCGATGAGTTCGAGGGCCCTCATGACCGCCATGTCGCAGGCGGTCGCGAGGACCCGGAGGTCCTCCTCAGACCGGGCTGCCGGCCCGGGGGAGGCTGTCGGCCTCGGCAAGGGGTGCCGCCTTTCCGTTCGTCGCGGGGACGGGCGTGCCGTTCGGGGCGGCCTTCGCCGCCGGCGCCGGCGGCTCGCCGGCGTTCTGCGGCTCCAGCGGGGTCAGGCTGCCCGGCTCGCGCTGGCTGACGGGCCCGGCGTCCTCGCCGCTGGCCGGCGAGCCGTCGAGCAGGGCCTTGACGTAGCCGGCGATCTCGGCCATGTTGTCGATGAGTTGCGGGTTGGCCGTGGCCACGGAGAGGGCGACCGCGGCGGCCCGCTCGTCGCTGCTCGGGGCGTCGGACTCCTCGAAGCCCCCGGCGGCCCGGAGGGCCTTGTCGCTGACCACGTTGACGGCGTGCAGTTGGCTGGCGTCGGCCAGCCGGTTCGGCCGCTGCACGAGGCCGGAGACGTCGGCCTTGACCTCGACCTCGTCCGGGTCCGCGTCGCGCTGCCACCCGAGCAGCGACCCCGGGTCGCTCTCCTGCATCTGCCGCAGGATCGGGCGGTACAGGCCGACGGTGTACGCGTCCGTGACCAGCGCCAGCCGCGGCGCGACGTGGACCTGGACCACCTCGTCGCGGACCAGCCACGAGGCCCAGTGGTTCGAGTCGCCCATGCCGAGCAGGAGTTCCGGCGGCGCGTCCATGTTGAGGGCGAGCCGGCGGATGGACAGGTCCGTCAACTTCTCCGTGTTCTCGTCGAACGGCGTCGCGAAGGAGTCGAAGCGGATCTTCTCGATGTCGTCCCCGGGCGCGCCGAGCAGGAGCGGGACGACGGACGCGGCGCTGGAGCGGTCCTCGATCGGGACGAGCATCCCGTTCATGATCGCGTTGAGGACCGCGTTCTCGGAGTAGTTGGTCTGCGGGGAGTCGGAGCCGGCGGCGACCCTGCCCTGGGAGAGGATGTTGTTCGGGATCCAGTACACGCCGGCGCCGGCCAGGCGGCTGTCGATCTGCGCCGAGAGGCTCTGCGTCAGGCCGACCAGTTGCCGGAGGACCGGGATCGCGGAGAGGACCGGGCTGTCGGCCATCTCCCAGTCGAAGGGGTCGGGGTCCCAGGCCCGCTCCAGGTAGACGTCGCCCGCGGCGTACTCGACGCCGCGGATGGTGACCTTCCCCTGCGCCTGCTTGACCTCGGTCTTGGCGAGGGCCATCCAGATCGTCCCGCCGGACTCGGTCCCGGCCTCGGCGGTGATCTGCGACCCGTCGGGCGCCGGCTTGCTCTTGGCCGGGTCGGCCGGCAGGCCGGCGATGTAGCCGTCCCCGGCCACGAACAGGTTCAGGGCCAGGCGCTCCGTCATCTGCCCGCTGATCAGCGAGAGGATGGGGTCCTTGTCCGGGGCCTCCTGCCGCTCGCCGGACAACTCGACGAACAACTCCGCCTGGGCGCACCGGCCGGCGATCGCGTTGGCGACGTACCGGAGTTCGCCGACCTGGCGGTACATGTTCTGCGCCTCGGTCTGCCGCTCGTCGGGCTGGTCGGAGGCCCGCTTGACCTTGCTCTCCGTGACCCGGGAGGCGGCCGCCGTGACGACGACGGTCGTGCTGCCTGAGGAGTTGTCGCTGGTCGGGCCGTGGATGGTCCAGGCCGAGGGGTCGGCGACCTCAGCGGGGCGGCCGTGTCGACGGCGGGAGTACCACGAGGTCACGCCGACCATTCTACCGTGACCCTACCCCGTCCGGAGCCGCCTGACCTCCGCGATCAGGGCGCGGATCACGTCGTGCTCGGAGTAGTGGGTGCGCGTGTCCTCGACGATCTCGGCGCCCATGAAGCCCGGGAGCGTTGGGTCCGCCTCCCGGAGCACGACCTCGTTCGGGTCCCGGCCGGTGCACCCGGCGAGGAAGTCAAGCAGGCCCGCCAGCGAGTAGTCGGCCCCGACGAGCCACGGGCCCTCGTCGTCGAGGGGGGCACTGTCGGGGCGCTCGAACGTCAGGGCCCCGCCCAGGGCATGCTCGACCGCCAGGAGGGTGGCGTCGTCGACTGGGAACGGACTCACCGCCGCCTCCCGACACCCGACGACGTACGTCGGCGGCCGACCTGGGCGCCGCCGCGGCCGAGCGAGGGGCGCGAGACCTGGGCCCCGGCCGTCGACTGCACCTGCACGCCGCCCCCGTCGCGCTCACGCAGGAGGAGTTGCACCGTGCAGTCGACTTGGTCGTCGTGCGCGCCCGAGGGGAACGCGCGGAACTCGCTGAGGTAGTCCGGGAGCCACTCCGCCAGGGCCGGCAGGTACACCTGCCCGCTCTCGATCTGCGGGCTCGCGGCCCGGGCCCGGGCCTCCTTGCTGTTGGTGCCCGGGGAGTACGGGACCATGCCCGGGATCTCCTGGCGCAGCACGTCGAGGACGGCCGTGCCGTTGGCCTTGTCCTCGACGACGTGCGCGTGCGCCCCGCTGTGCGGGCCGCGGGCCACGCGGGCCTCGGCGCCGTCGACCCGCTCCAGGTAGGCCGCCTCGCCCGGGCCCAGGGCGTCGTCCGGGCCGAGCACCCGCGTGACGGGGCCGAGGATGAAGTCCCGCATCTCCGCGAGGGTCTCGGTGAAGGTCATCCGCCGGCGCACCTGGCGGAGCAGGTACCGCGACGCGCCGCGGAGCCCCCACTCCTGCCCGACGACCCAGTCGCTGTCCTCGGTGCCCTTGAAGGCGCAGTCCCAGGAAGTCGCGCGGCGCTCGAAGAACCCCTCCGGGTCGTCCCAGTCGCCGGGCCGCCAGTAGCCCCACCAGTCGTTGTCGAAGATCGAGCCCTTGGCCGGCCGCGGGCGCTGCTGGTAGAGGGCGTTCCAGGCGTACGTCCCGACGGCCTCGCGGTCCTCGGCCCACCGGGCCAGGGCCTGCTCCCGGGTCTCGCCCGGGGCCAGCGGGCTGAGCAGCGGCTCGCCGGCGGCGCGGCCGAGGGCGTCCGGCCCGTACGGGCGGCCCGTGACGGGGTCCTCCTCCTCCGGGTCCTCGGCGAGGGCGGGGAAGGAGATGACCTCCCACTTGCCCGGGTCGCCCTCGTGCTCGTCGGAGAGCAGCCGGCCGATGAAGTCGTCCTCGTGCCACCGGGTGCCGATGACGAGGACGAGGGCGGGGTGGTGCAGCCGGGAGCGGCTGTTGGCCTTCCACCAGTCCCAGACGAACTGCCGCGAGGTCGGGCTGTGGGCCTCGGCGAAGTCCTTGACGATGTCGTCGAGGACCATGACCTTCGCGCCCTTGCCGGTGACGCTCTCGCGCACGGAGCGGGCCACGACGGGCGCGCCGCCGCGGCGGCCGGGGCCGTACTCCTCCAGGTCGCGGTCGATCTCCCAGTCCCGCGCCGCGCCGGCGTCGGGGGCCAGGCGCAGGCCGAGTTCCGGCCCGTGCTCCTCGACGGCGCGGCGGATGTCGCGGCCCCAGCCGGTGGCCAGGGTCGGGTCGTGGGAGAGCAGCATGAGCGGCCAGTCCGGGTGCCTGTGCAGGCACCAGACCGGGAAGTGGACGCTCCCGAGGAAGGACTTGCCCAGCCGCGGCGGCATGGACACGGCGACGTAGGCGTCCTCGCCGCCCTCGACGCGCTCCATGGCGGCCGCGAGGCGGTCGGACAGGTGCCGGAGGTGGTCGCGCATCACGAAGCCGTCGGGCATGGACGCGGCCAGGGCGGCCGGCGTGTCCCAGTCGCTCCGGCCGCCGAGCGCGGCCTCGACCTCGGCCTGGAGCAGGTCCACCCAGTCCCCGCCGCCGCCGTACGCGGAGGCCGCCGAGACGGTCGTCACCAGGGCCTCCCCCTCAGGCGGTCCGCCTCGTCGGCGAGGGCCTCCATGCGGGAGACCGCCTCGTCGCGCAGTTCGACGGCCTCCGACAGGACCCTGAACTCCTCGATGACCTCGCGCAGGCGGTCGGACGGCACCTCGTCGGGTCGCCAGCCCAGCCAGTCAGCGCGGCCGGCGCGTACGTGCTCTGCCCACGGGTGGCCGGGGTGCAGGAGGTCCGGGTGCTCGCGGTAGTAGGCGGACGCGCGGGCCTCGGCGAGGACCAGCCTCTCGGCCTCGGCTACGACCTCGCGCACGTCGCCGAACGTGTCGGCGACCGCCGCGTCCAGTGTGGCCGTCGAGCCATAGGCCGGCAGGCGACGCTCGCCGCGGAGGGCGGCCTCCCGCCGGCGTGCGTCGACCGCCTGCACCTCAGCCCGGAAGGCACCCCACGACTGGACGGGCTTGGTCGTGCCCGGCGCGACCCAGGACGTCACCGCGGCCCCCGCAGCCGGCGGCCGGCCTCGACGAGCAGGTAGCCCAGGACCACCAGGCCCCAGGCCGGCGCGTACGCCCACTCCCACCAGGGCAGGCCGTCGCCCTCCCTCTCGGGGGCGGGCGGGGAGGGCGACGGGCGGTCCGACGGCCGGCGCTCCTGGGCGACCGCCCAGTGGCCCCTCACACGCGCCCCAGCCTGAGGACGCGCGGGAGGGGGCCGTGGTCGTCGCGGAACGGCGGCCACGAGCGGCCCGCGTCACGGACCTGGGAGTCGACCTCGTCGTCGACCACCGCCACGGCGGCCTCCGAGTGGCGCCACGGCGCGGCGCGGAGCAGCCCCTCGACCTCGTCCGCCGCCACGTGGTTCAGGCAGGCCGCCAGGACGTCGCCGCAGAACGCCTTCGGCCCGGCGTCGCGGGTGTCGAGCGCGACGAGGCCCCGGAGCCGCCCGTCGGCGAGCAGGTGGGCCACGGCCTCGCCCTCGCCGATCGCGGCGTACACGACGACGTGCGTCAGGCTGCTCACGACGCCTCGTCCTCGACCCAGACCTGGACGCGGCCGTTGCTGACCCACCGCCCGCCGGTCAGGGCGTACGCGCCCCCGCGCTCGGGGCCGCCGGCGCGCGGGGGCAGGCCCAGCCGGCGGGCCTTCCGCGTGACGCTGTTGACGTTCCGGAAGCCGTACAGGGCCGCCATCTCGGCGATCGGGATCCCGAGGGCCCAGTCCCGGCGGAACGCCTCCCTGAGTTCCGGCGTGTGCACGAACCGCGGGTGCCCCACGTCAGCCCCGCCCCACGAGCCAGCGCGACGCGTCGGCCCCGTCGCGGAGCCAGGGCCAGTCCGCGGGCAGGCCGTCGCCCTCGCCGCGGGGGAGGACGTGCAGGTGCAGGTGCCGGACCGCCTGCGTGGCGGCCTCGCCGCACGAGGTCAGGAGGTTCCCGACCGAGCCCGTCTGGGCGAGCCAGGACGAGGCCGCCAGGTAGGCCGCGGCGGACGCCGCCCGGTCGGCCTCGGAGTAGGTCGCCGCCTGCGCGTCGGCCACGTGCCGGCGCGGCACGAACAGCACGTGGCCCGGGACGAAGGGCTCCAGCGGCACGAGGCCGACGACGGCGGCGTCGGTGTGGACGACCTCCGCCGGCGCGCGGCCGGCCGTGACGTCGCAGAACGGGCAGGGGGTCACGCCCGGGCCTCCGGGCAGGCGTCGACCCCGCAGCACGGGGGCGGGCGCTCGCCGGCGGAGAGCCGGCGGAGGTACTCGGCGCGGTGGTCGTGGCGGGCGTCCGCGGGGCACGGCCCGGCGTGCGAGGGGAGCCGCGCGCCGCACCAGCAGTGCGGCAGGCCGCCGCGGGCGACGACCCACCAGGGCAGCCCGCGGTAGGTCCCCTCCCGGCGGGCGTACAGCACGGCCGGAGGCCCCCCGCCCGACGGCACGAGGTCGCCGGCGAGGACCCCGACGGCCAGGCGGCCCCCGGTCACCTCGAACTCGACGCCGCCGACGACCTCCGGCGTCACCAGGTGGCGGACGCCGGGCGCGGCCGACAGGTAGACCCTCACGAGCACCACACGTCGTGGAGGTCCCCGTCGCCGGGGAGGACGTGCCCCCGGCACCGCGGGCAGCGGGGGCCGAGCAGGCGGTCCAGGAGGCGGCGGATCATGCCCACGATTCTACCTCCACGTCTGTCCCCTCTCCGCGTGCGAGCGGACCCAGCCCGCGGCCCAGCCGAAGCCCTGGCGCTGCTCGGCGGAGTAGCGGCGGCCGGCGCTGGCCTCGTGCGCCCGCTCCAGCCAGGCGGCCTCCTCCAGGAGGGCCTCGCGCCCGGCCTCCCCGGCCGGGGCGGACAACCGGCCGGCGGCCCAGGACAGCGCGCAGGCGAGGCCGAGCAGGGCGCCGACGGCGGCGCCGCGGGGCCCGTCGACGCGGTGGCCGACCAGCAGCGTGGCCGACAGGACGGAGGCCCCCGCCAGGCCGGCGGCGAGCGCGGCGCGCCTCACGGCGCGTCCTCCCACTCGCCGACGTCGGGGCGGCGCTGGAGCCGGGCGGTCGCGCCACCGTCGGCCATGCCGAGGATGGCGCGCGCGGCGCGCTCGGACGCGGCCGGCAGGCGCAGCGGGTCCTTCCCCGGCGCCTCGAACAGGACGGACCAGCACGTCCCCGGCGCCGGCGCCCCGGCCGCGGCGCGGACCCTCTCGGCCAGGTCGCGCACCCTGGCGGCCGCCGCGCCCCGCCCGTTCAGCGCCCCGGTCAGGGCGACGTCCAGCAGGTCGGCCAGCCCCCCGGGGTCCGGCACCTCGACGTGCACGCTCACAGCAGGTCCTCCCCGGTCGACTCCGGCGACGTGTCCGGCGCCGGCCCCTCGTCCTCGTGCGCGGCGGCCTCCAGGGCCCGCAACTCGTCGAAGAACGCCGCCGTGGCCGCGCGGCGCTGCTCCTGCGTCGCCCCGGAGGCGTTCAGGGCGGCCACCAGGGCGGCCGCCATGACCTTCACCTTCGCCCGCTCGACCTCGACGAGTTGCCCGCTGACCATGTCGGCGAAGTCGAGCCCGTGCATCCTGGCCCGGCGCTCCAGGACCTTCAGCGCGACCTCGACCGCGCGGCTGTCGCCGGCCAGGGCGCGCGGCCAGATCCCCTCCTGGAGTTGGTCCAGCCGCATCTCCTCCAGCCGCACGGCCTCGGCCCGGCGCCAGCCCGCGTTCTCCTCGCGGGCGATGGCCCGCCTGAAGACGCGGTCCGCGTTCGGGATGCTGTGCTCGCGCTCGATCGCGTAGAAGGACTTGCCCGTGATCCGCTCGCGGAGCACGACGTCCTCGCGGCGCCGCATCTCCCGCTCCTGGGCCGGCGACAGGATGCGCGTCGGCCGGCCGTCGGGCCTCGCCACGGCGGTCACCCGCCCTCGTTCGCGGCCGGCTCGGACGTGTTCTGGGGCAGGCGCCCCCGGGTCCGCTCGTCGAGCGGGCCGCGGGCGTCGGCCGCGCCGGCCGGACGGAAGGCCGGCGCCCGACTGCCCAGGAACACGTCGTCCCCGAGTGCCCTGAGCACGGCGACGCCGCACGACGCCCGCTGGCGCTGCGCCCGGCCGCCGCGCGGCTCCGAGACCCAGCCCTCGGCCAGCGCGCGGACGGCGGCGAGTCGGTCGCCGGCGGGGGCCTCGTCCCCCCCGCCGGCGGCCGGGCTACTTGAGGAGGTCGTCACCGTCTGCGGGGGCCGCGGCGGGCTCCGGCTCCGGGTCGATCTCCGCGTCGACGTCGTCGAGCGCCAGCAGCCGCGCGGCGCGCAGCCGGCGCCTCGCGAACGCGGCGTCGGCCACGGCCTTCTCGTGCGCGGCCTTCGTCGTCTCGACGCGGGCGTCGGCCTTCTCGGCCACCCGCTCCGCCGTGGCCAGGGCCTCGGCCGCGACCTCCTGAGGTGTCTTGCGCGCCACCCTCTGCTCCTCCTGCTACCGCGGCGCCCGGTCGGCGGCCGTCCGGACCATCATACCCCGCGACGCCCCGCGGCGCTTGGCGCGGGCAGCATGGCGGCCCCGGGCAGGGCGGCGGCCCTTGCGAGCGCGCGCACGCGGCGGGTGGACGGGGACGGCGGGGTTTTTCGGCCCCCGACGGGGCCGTCGGCACCGCTCGACGGCCCCCGCCCGCCCCGCCACACCGGGCAGGGCGCAGGGTTAGGGTTTGCGCTGGGTCCGTTCTCGTCCGGTCTAAAGGAGAAACCACGGAACATCAATCTAGGTTTTCCTTCGCGTACGGTAGAGTTGAACCCGACAAATCCTGCCTTTTCAGCGTACGACCCACGACTCCCCGAAACCGTGCCAGACCCGGACCCAGCAAACCCAGCGGGGGCAGGGTCTACCCGCCCGACGGCGGCCGCCTGCCCCACGGCGGCCGCCCGGCGTACGGGCAGCCCTGGTCCCCGAACCGCCACTCCGTCGTCCCCCAGTCGTGCCCGTCCACGAGCCCGCCCGTCACGCCGACGCCCCGCGCGCCGCACGGGCAGTCCGGACCACCGGGCCAAACGATCTGATGGCCGCCCTCGGTATCGTGCGCGCCGTGATGGATCTGCCCGCCGAGGATCACGCCCGTCCCGACACCGGTGCTGATGGTGTAGTAGACC